AAACGTTAAACTGTTTCCGCCTACTGCTACAACAACAGATTCCCCAGCAGAGCCCAAGCTCGAAGGCGTGTCGTCTAAGTCGGTGAAAAATTGAGCCAATATGCCAGTCATGTCTGTGTCGACGAGATTGCCTGTCATGTTGACATCTACAAAATCTCCAGTCATTTCTGTGCCAACAAGATTTCCCGTACTCGTGGTCGCTGAAGACCAAGTCACGTTTCCTGCTCCGTCAGTCTGCAGAAAAGTGCTAGCTGCCCCGTCTCCGGTAGGCATAGTAAAAGCTTCGCTAAACGTCACTAATCCGCTTGTATGTATTTTTAAAGCAGGAGGATTCTGCCCGCCAGCAATTGATTCGACGTTTACATTAGATATGCCTGTATTAGCGAAAAACAGCAAGTCGTGCTTGTTCCCTATAATAAAGCTTGATCCGCTTCCACCTTCGCCGTATAAATAATAATTTCCACTACCGACATTCCTAGAATCAACCCCAGTTGAAGAAACGCCTAGTCGCATTACGCCATCGCTCTCGGTATTCCATGCGATAAACTCTGCATAAGCGTCGCCCGTATACATCGACCTTGCTGTGATCCAACTATCCTCTCCAGCGCTACTAGACCCCGTTGCTGAAGCCACAAGTCTTTGGGTTTGTATATCTTTCCACCTATTAGAACTCTTACCTAAGCTTACCGACCTATTTTTATTAGGGTAAAAACCATCTATACCGTCGTCTATGGTTATGCCAGAAGTTAAAACGCCCGTGCTGCTCCACTTCGCAGAAATGTTCGCAGGAACCCCGCTACCAGCAACAAAACTTCCTGTTTTATTAGCTTCAGCAAAAAGACCACTTACTCCCGTTCCGACAAATTGACCCGATTCGTTTTTACCTACCAATATCCCAGTATCCGCAGTGGTTACGAAATCTCCCGTTTCGTGATCCCCTACAAATTGGCCAGACTCATTTTTACCAACCAAAATTCCAGTTGCGGATTTTAGGGCATAAAGACCAGTTAGAATCTCTTTTCCGCTTTGGAATATTTTCCCTGATATATCAGTGTCTGAATTTAAATAATGATTTTGCCCAGAAGAAATATACTTTCCGCTCGAAGTATGAATTACGTGAATCTTGTCTTCATTCGCGTAACCTGTATAAAAATTAACTTTAGCCTCCTCGCCTCCTACTTGATAGATATTAGTGCCGGAAGTCGACCTCATTTTTATAGAATCAGAACTATATAAAGCTAGATTTTCTCCTGCTGAATTTATGAAATTACTAGTATTGGCAAACTGAATCTTTTCCCCAGTAGCCATCGTAACCGTGCCGCTAATTGTACCGCCATATCTTTTGTCTAGGAAATGACCAGTGCCTAAATGCAGGTTTTTTGAAAAAACTATACCAGTGCCATCTGGGTTCCCTACGGCAAACATATTACCGCTAATACCCGTAGGTGTATCGTTTAATCCCGTGAAAGTATTCGAAGAGGAACTTTGAACAGCATCTGCGACGTCCTTAACAGTAGCGCTTCTGCTGACGCCTGAATTTGCCAGAATCATTAATCCCCCAGTTGGGACCGGAGAGATCTGGGAAAGTTGTGATATTTTTTTATTTGCCATTCCTTATTCCTTATATATTATACACTTTAATAAAGAGGGATGTAGTTATCTACCAGCAAAGCCTCTGACTCTTCTAGCTCTAAACGGAACCTTTCGAAGTCTCCCGTCCCTCCGTCCATTGATGCGTCTGTTTCCAAAAGATGAAACTCTTCCAGCTTTCTATCAGAAAGAAAGCCGCTTATAAAAAGACCCTTCGATAGATCATCCGGGTCCATTTCTGTACTGAAGCTTGCTGAAAACATCTTGTTCTCCCCTATCGAGGTGTCATATGAAAACTGGTCCAACTTAGCCTTATTAAAAGAATATTTTATAAGCGGTTCTGATCTTGTTTCTAGCGGAACGCTTCCTGCATGAATAGGGTCTGCTGTCGAAGGGGTGGCGCAGGTTTGGGGCATATTCAAGGTTATTGCGAAGTTATAATCTTGGTTGAGGTTTACTAAGTCAATTAAAGACCCGGAATTCATTTTTTCCACTATTCCATTAATACTTATGGTTACTGGAGCGACAAAATTTACTTTTCTAGTAAGAGGGAATTTGTATCCCAAATTACTCTCGCTACTTCGAGGGATATCAAAAGATATTACATAAGATTCAAGGTGCAAATTATTGAAATCGATACCTATTCCAGAAAAAGAGTCTACTGAAAAGTTAATATCTCCCGGCTTTACCACTGTTACTGGGTTCCTTTCTATTCTTTTCGGGAGTATTACGTGCATGTCGGAAAATTGATTTCCGCTTTTTGGCTCTATTGTGGGGCTCATAAACCCACTACCGCTCGTTTCAAACATTATATTTTCCCCGACATAAGAAACGTCAACCTTGGGAAAAGAGTTTACGGCAGCTTGCGTCGAATAGGAGGTCATATAGCAACGACCAAAAGAAATAACATTATATCCGGTAGCGTTTGGATCTGCCATTTCTTGAGGATCTCTAGCCGTGAGATCTTCAAGCTTTTCCCCTGTATGCAAATCTTCTCGGTCCCCTCTTACTGCTAAGTAAAAGTTTTTTCTGTCTCTATAAGTTCTAGCGGGAAAAAACGGATCGTACGTTCCTGTTTGATAATAATAATCCGCATGCTCTTCCTCGTCGACAAAACCAGACAATAAAGTATGTCCAGTATTATTGGCGAAAAAAGGAGCGCCAGAAAAAGGCTCTTCGTACTGTGGGAAATTTACATAAAGCCCCATTTTAGACTCGTTTGAAACGTCTGCAACTAAATAAGAAAAAGAAAAATTAACCTGAGGCGGATTAATTATCGGACGGTCAATTACAGATCTAGTATTCATCTGACTGACCTGAGTATGAGGGATGCTAATATCGTAAGAGAGGGCTTGCACCCTGTCTATTGGTTTGATTAAATTGTGAGTAACTAGAGGGTTGGAGTAGTTATTGTGGGGCGCCCCACCTATATAACTTAAGAAGTTATTCCCAGATGGCCCTACGAAGAGTCCTTCCGCATTGTAAATAATTCTCGACATTATTCTCCATCATACTTACTGTAGTATAGTATACCAGCGAGAAAATCGTCTACCTGATGTTCGTAAGCGATAGACTGGATCTCTTTTACTCTTTTCTCGTTTCTGTCGGTCGGTTCAGCCGCATATCTTCCAGCTTTAGCCAGCCAGTTTTCTGGGTCCTCGTTATGAATAACTATATTAGAAATCTGTTGAGCAATTTCTTTTTGCGTCTTATTAAGGCGTTTGCGATTGTGTAATTGCCTTAACGCTGATTCGACCTCAACATTAAGCTTATCCGCTAGATTTAGATTATCTTGAATTCTTGATAAGCTGAACTTGGACGAAGCTTTTAAGCCTATTGGGTTCTTCTTATCGGTTTCTTTTGGCCTACCGGTTCCCTGCGGCCTTCCCTTTTGTTGTGGTACCGGCTTTTTGTTATTTTGGTTAGGCGTTTCTTTCGGGACTTCGATTTGCTTATTACCCAAAACCGGCTCGTATAAGCCTTCGTCTCTGAGCGATTTAAACCTTTCTTGAGACTCTAGCGATTCTTCCGTAGTCGGCATGCGGCCGGACTCTATAGCCTGAATCCCTTCTTCGGGAGTCAAAACTCCTAGTTCTATTAGCCTGCTGTATACTCTAGCGTAAACAGAATTGTCTCTTAAATCTAAATCTTCAAAATGAGGAGTCGGGTAGTTTTTGAAACCCATTTCTTTAGACAGTCTCTTAATTTCTGGAGTTAAGAAATCGTTAATGAAAACTTTTCGACCTTCGTTAAGCCTTTCCATGAAGACTTGAACTTTGATACTTGAGTTTGCAAATTTTTCATCGCTCAAGAGAATATTATTCAAACCCATTTGAATATCATGATTGACCACTTCGTATTTCTTGGGATCCAGAATACCAGCGATGTCGGGTATTACAAATTTGGCTTGAGTTGTATAATCGGAAATCAAAACTCTACCGACAGACTCGTTTTCGAAAAGCTTCTGCATGGCGAGAAGGTTCTTCTGGTTAACCCCGCCTTTCTCGGGGTCGGAACCCATTGTCACCAATAAGATAGCTTGGTTCGTGGTGCGAGTTAAGGCCATGTCCATTTTTTTCATCTCTTGCTTCCAGTTGATGTCTTCTAGAACAGGGTAACCCATCGGGACAGCGAAAGGTTCATAGTCTTGTTTTTTGTAGAAGACCGCTGTCATTTTTTCAACAGGAAGAGGAATAGATACAGCGTTACTGGCAGGCCTTCTCTTTTCTCCTTTAATCTTCTTTATAGTTTCTGGGTCGAGGCTCTCAAGGACTTGAACATCTTCTTCTGTTTTAGGGTTGCGCAACCTTTCCAACTCGTAATCAGTTAATATTTTCCTAAACTCTCCTGAGGTAAAAGTGATGTTTCCTGTGATTTGAATATCGGCAGGGTTTAGAATGATATACCTTGCGGGCAAAGAGTGAGAAGCGTCCGAAACCAAGCCAAAAGTTTGGGTCATTTTCGTAATATCTTCTTGCGAAAGACTAGCGTCAAACCTATGGATGAAAACGTTGCCTGATCTGTAATACTCGCGAAAAAACTTACTTTGCAAATTGTTAATATTTATCTTTTTAAGCAAAGCGTTAAAAAAATCTCTAGACCTCTTGCTTCCCCCCGTAAGATATAGATTGCTCATGGAAAATTCTGTCATGAGATCTATGGTGTTCCTAAAGACTGAAAAGTTATAATAAGCCTTCTGGCAAAGCACTATAGTATCCCTTATATCAAGACTAGAGTTACTGGAAACTCCTTGGGTATAGCGAAATGGAATAATCCCATCATCTATGTTTCGATATCTATCCGTACGTTCGATAGACCCGGCCTTGTTCCTTCTAGATCTAGTAGACGCAACGGTCTCCATAGCTTCCCCGCCAGCCATTAGCGGCTCATTAAGAGAACTTTCGCCCTTAGCTTTTCTTTTTACAGCCATTTTAATTTTAAATTACACTTAATCAATCATCCTTGGAACAAAAGTCGTATTAACTTCTTCAACTTTTACGTCCCTAAGGTCATTATAAGCCTTTACAGCCCAATTACCCAACATTAAAGTCGTATAGTTATCTCTTCTGGCCCTGTTCGCAGAATTACTTCGGCGAAGATGCTGGGGGAGGTCGAAGGTTTGTGTTCCTTTGGCTGTCGACTTTACCTCGATTAAAGCGCATTGTTTCTTAGTCTGATAAATCAGATCGTCTTGAGCCTCGATTAACTCTCCTATATCGCTAAATGGAGTGAGGTTGACCGGGATCTTTAACGATGTAGACCTTGAAAAGAAGCTTCCAAACGCCGAAGTCCTTGAAGCAAAAAATATTTTTTTATGGTCGATACAAGACTGCAAGTATTCATTAGCGTTTCTTAAGAAATCGGAGCTAAAAATCTGCCTAAAGCAAACAACGTTATCTTTAGGATTGTATTGCTTCTTGACTGATTTAAGCTCTTTCTCGTATTCAGCACCTTCTTTTTCGGTATTAAAATCAAAAAACTTAATTTTTAGCTTAGCTTCTCTGAACAGTTCCGATTCATTTGCGCCATCAATAAATTGATACCCGGCGTTATCAATTATAATCAGTTTGATGTTAAAGCTCTT